ACGTCAGTATCCCGAGCGCGTCGGCGTTCCAGGCCGTCACTTTGAGATACGGATACTGCGCTGCCATGAGTTCCTTCATTTTGCGCTTGCGTTCCCTTTTGTCCTTCGGCAACGTGAACATGCGCTGCCAGTCTACCGGCCTCACGCGCTGCGCAGGCATGTTGACGCTGTATAGCGCCATTTCGAGGTGGCCGACGTGTCTCGCGAATTTGCAGGACGCGCTGGCGTTGTTGCCCTGCACGTGGTAGCCCACGTCCTCGATGACTACACATGGGCGAATCATGTCCATGCTAAACTTATGCAGCGTATCGAGAATGCCGGGATACGTGTCGGGCATTTTGACCACCTTGATTTCGTCCCAGTCCTCGATGGCGAAGCCTCCGTTGGCTCCTGGATCTATCGCGATGATTGACATACTCCCTCCTAAGTATTGGGTCACGGGGCGGGGCCTCGTGGTAAGGAGATGGGTTATCCTTCCCGCCCCGTGACTCCCGCGCTACACACGCGGGAAACTAAAACATCGCCGCAAAGAACTCCGTAATCCACGCAACCAGACTGGCAAATACGCCAGCAATAGACGTGAAAAGTACGCTCAGGTCTATCATCGAATCACCCCCTTTCAGGATGCCGGGTTAATGCCCTCTATAGTCGCCTTGAGCCGCCGTACCCCGTCTTCCTTCATCCGCTGAATGCCGATGCGCAGTTCGGGGTATGCCAGCCTGCGGGCCGGTAATGCCTTGGTCGCAATGTAGCTCCGCTCGTTAGGAACGTAGCCCCGTAACATCGACCCTGACCGCAAAAACCACGACTCATGCTCCACAATGTCTACTTCACGTGTCTTGGCATTGATGCGGCCAAATAGCGGTGTGTATGTACACGGCAGAACAAAGCTCGAATGGTCGTGCCCCATCGCATAGATGGTGGCTCTGAACGCTTTCGTCCAGTGTTCGAGGGAATTGATGGATGCGCCAATAGTCCGCGCACCGCCGCCGATGCCGTGGTGACAGACATGCGTTAGCGTGGTTCTGGACCCCTGGCATTCCATCTGATGACAGATATAGCAGCAGGTCCCCAAGTATCGCGTGCTGAGCAGGTCAGCCAGACGCGACGTTGCGGTTGATCCGTCCTGAAAGTCCCAATCGTGATTCCCTTCAAGAAGACCAATCCACTTGAATTGACTCAGTTCATCGGCCACGGCTTTGACATCATCCATGACCTTTTCATCCATCCAATCCTGAGCCGATGAACCAATACCGGACCGGCGAATAGACTGACGGTCTGACCATCGAGAGAAGTCCCAATAATCCCCCATACCGATGCAGAGCAAGTCTTTTCTGCCACGGTACTTCGCCTTGATACGGTCCCACCGGGTAGCACAAAAGCCGGGATGCCCGTAGTGCAGGTCGCCCAGGTGCAGTATCGTCTTGGTATCACTGAGTGACCGAAACGTAATTGGATTGGTTATCGGTACAAAGAGACCGTCCAAGTTACTTCTCCGGGATTACTACGCCTTCGGATTCCAGGACCTTGTTTGTGGATTCGTACAGTTCTCTGAGCAACGCCAATTCTTCTTGAGTAATGCGCCCATCCACGACTATGGCTTCCATGTCGCGCTGAATAGACGCCACCTCGGCAAGGGAATCATGTGCCCCCTTGTACTCCAGCACGTCACGGGCCAGACCGATGAATGCCGCTAACGCCTCGTGGTCAATCTCGGTCATCTCGGTTGTGCCGTCGGTATGGGTCCGCGTCGTCCGGCACCCAACCTCGAAACCCACGCTGAACCCAATCGCCAGCACGGCTGTAAGTGCAAAAATCATGTCCCGCTTTAGTCTGTCCATGTGTCATATCTCCACGGTGTTGAAATCTGGAATGGATTTTGGTACACCTGCAAGCTGGTAGACCCGACTGTACAACTGGTACTGACACAGCTCTTTCGGGCTTATTGTCCGGTAATTCAACCGCTCTGGCAGTACGCCCATGTTGGTGTAGATGTAGGTGACCAGAGCCGAACAGAAGAACCGGCGATCTACTTCACGGACCGGAAACAGGCGTGGGAAGATGTTACTCCACCCTTCCCGCAATGCACCCAGGAAGTCATAGCGTGCCCCTTCACGGGCGTCTAGCAGGTCCTGGAACCGCTCTTTGTTGCGCAGAATGCGACACGCCCTTAGAGTACACAGCGGCAACCACCATATATCGCCTTCGTAGTTCGCTAACCGCTCGGAAAGATAGGTCCTCTGCACGCCGATGATACGTTCCCCGCTGACCTTCATCGAGGTGCTTTCGATGGTCTGTACCCGGTCATCGCCGTTGGTATCGAGTACCCGGCTAACCATTGCAACGTGCGTCGGGTAGCCGGATACCAACCGAATCAGGGTAGACAAGGGGCCGCGCCCGTTGTAGGCGATTAAATCGCCCGTGGCAATGGCACCGCGCACCTTCTCGTATGGAACGATACGGTTCATTTCTTAGTCACCTTTCTCCAAATCCACGGGATTCCAAGGGTGACAATGGCGCTTACGATGCGCATCCACGGCTTTTGGTTCGGATATGGCTGGTACTTTTCTTCGCTCATGCTGACGCCTTTCCTGTTCGCGGCGGCAATACCACTCGGCCTTCTGTAGGTCCTCGATAGCGTCACCCTTGAGACCCGCTCGCCAGAGGTATTTGATAGCCGCCCCAATGTTGAAGGGGAAGTGTTCAACGACCTGTATGCACTCCACACCGCTTGGGTGCGAAGTGTAGTGTCGCGGGTGATTGATAGGGTCATGCGTAGGCACGGTTCAACCATCCTGTCAGGTAGCGCCGGTAGTTCGGATGTTTGTCGGCAATCAACCTGTAGAACCCTGCGGCCTCAGACCGGATAGCCGCCAGAAGCTCATGGGGATTGGCCTGGTTGATTGCGCCAAAGGTCTTGGGACCGAGACAACCATCCTCGATTACGTTGAAATCGCACGCACGCAAGGCACGTTGAACCAGACGATGGGCCTGTTTCGGTCCCATGTTCACGCTCAGGTCAAGCACCTTGGTTGCAATCTCTTGGTGTTCGATGGAACCGTAGCCGTAGTTCGCCCACCAATGCCTGTGGTAGAACTCTTTTGCATCCGCAGGTGTCAGTGCCGATATATCGCTTTCGTCAATGTCCCCGTCCCCGTCAATGTCCACGTCAAGCACGCGGAGGGTGATACCGTAGTTCGTGGGTCCCGCGTGGTCTACGGTATACCCGCCCTCATGCTCCAGGAGTCGGTTGAATGCTGGTTCGTAATCCGCCATTGGTGGTATCCTCCATTGGAGTTCCATGCACGCCCGCAGTAACGTAAAGGTCAGCGCACATAGCGTCGAATATGGTCCACACATCGCGTAGCTCCAGGTCAGGGGGGAGTACCTGAGCGAGGCTCAGGAATAGATCCCCCTTGCTCCGTGAGATACACTCGAAAATCATTCTAGTATTCACTCCCAGGGCTGGATGCGGCGTTATTTCTCCCACGGCATTTTCTCCCCTTCATCGGCCCAATCGTTCTTGGTATTCGCAACGGGCGCAGGCGCAGTAGGCGGGGAAGACGGTGGCGGCGTGCCGCCTGTCTCCTGTTTCCACCGCGCATTGAGGCGCAAGAGTTCTGATGTGGCCGGTGCTGTGGCTTCACGGTTGCCCCCGCCGGACCAGTCAACCAGGTCCCAATTGGTGTAACCGTCGTTGACCGCGGCGCGGAACTGCGTACCGTTGGGGCAGTCGAATTGCGGGGACTGAAAATCGCCCTTAAATCCAAGTGCTTGCAGTTTGGCTTGTGCGGTAGGCCATGCCTTTTCGCTGAGATAGATCGGCACGCGGGCAATGGTCGGTTCAATCTCCTGCCATTCTGTGCCGTCAAGCCGATGGGTGATCTGAACGGTGACCGACAAGTACGGGGTCCCCTTCTTCGTCGTGTCCATCAAGCCGCCTTTGGGGATTCCGAAATACGTTCCAGGAGATGCCATAGCGTGTATTCCTTTCGTTATCGAAGTATCTGTTGCCAGATGTTAGAGCCAGAACCAAGATCGTATTGCATCGGGGTAGAGAGTGTGCGGGACTTTGCCCAAGCATGGGGGAGTTCGGTGGGGTGTACCAACCGATACGCAGCCCGAACCTTGCCCCCCTCTGCCAGGTCTTTTGCGACTTCAAGGTAGAACAGATGGTCCAGCCATTCACGCACTCGGGCGCGAAGATCCGCATTCTTGGCACGGAGTAGACGCGGCTGAACTTGGAGATAGTCATCGCCCGCAGGATTGGGCACGCGCTCAGGGGTCGCGTGCAGGATCATGACCACGTGTTTGCCGGTTTCAATGATGCCGTCCATATCCTGTAGTAGAAGACAGAACGTGTCGTACATCAGGCTGTACCCCTCGCCGTATCCGAAATGCTTGAGGCTCTGGACGTACTTCCCGCTACTATTGGGCACGTGTTTGATGGTCCACTGTTCCGCCAAGTCTTGCGCCTCAGTGCCCGTGTCAATGGCTATGATGTCATAGGGCTTGAGCAGGTCTTTATCCCTGAGCAGGAACCGAAGATCGTCCCAGTTGGACACGCCCTCGATACGGGCAACGTCCAGATTGCGGGTTCCGCCTTGTAGGTCGATGAATAGTGTGGGTCTGCCAGACTCGGATGTCAGGGTTGTCTTACCCGCGCCGGATTCACCATAGATACCGATTCGCTGTGCTGATTGGACAGTGCCGGTAGTGACGGTGAACCGCGTGGGTTCAGCCTTGGCTTGTGCCGCCTTGGGCGGTGCCTGTACCTTGGGCGGTGATGGAATGGGTTTCGGTGTCATATCGTTATCCTCCTCCTGTTGGTTGTTAGGCTGTGGCGGGTGGCCGAAAGTGCTTAGTGTCACCGCGACACCACCCGCCCATGCCCCGTAGCCGATGTAGCACCGGCCTTGTGGCAAACTCGATTCAACTGGTTTCGCCTAGATGCTGCGTAACAATCTCGAAGTGCGCTTGGTCCGAAAGACCCAACAAATTGTCTTCCAGTTCGTGCAGCGCCTCGTACCTTGTCTGGTGGCGTTCTGTCAGTGCCACGCGAACGTAACCATCATCCACATCAATACCGGCAATCCATAGGCTGCCAATCTGTTCAACCCAAACTTCAATGCTCATGTCACTCCCCTCTGATGATTGGCTATTCCGCGTCTAACCCTTCCAATTCCTCGTGTTTCGATTCCGCTATCTCGAACCCCTCGGGGACGGGCTGCGTATCATCCCACCCGCCAGCAGAGCACACATCGAAATACGTGCATCGACTGAAATGACTCGTGCATGACTGTGTGTTTCGAGGGTGGAGACCGTTCATAATCAGGCAGGACACTTCGGCCACATCGTCCAAGGCGCGTTCTAGCTGGTCCTTGGTGCGGGATATTTCTTTGCGGGCGAAGTAATGGTCTGGCCGTGCTGCTATATCGTCCAGAACGCGACGACCGTATTCCCCCGGTTCTTCCATGCGCGTTTGAAGTGTGTATCCCAACGCGGCGTCCCCCGTCTGGCGTGGCTTACCGTTTGTGTTGTATATCCGCTCTCCTTTAGTGTCAATAACAATTTTGCAGCCCTCTGTATCCGTTATCGGAACCTGCTTGGGAGATAGCGTTGGCTTATGCGCCACATCGTACAAGATCGTCTTGGCATCAGTCCCGATGATGTAATTCGAGACCTGCAAATCCATGCGTAAACGCTGCCAATAGAGGCTGTCTGGTGCTATATCACTAGCCGTTGTCTTGTGCTCCATTAGTGCGGTTCTTCCATCCGGCAATTTCACTAACTTGTCGATTTTCCCGCATAACGTGATTAGCGATGATACCGAGACCGTGAATTTGCGTTCGGATGCAAGCAGTTCAAGCGGCTCGTTTGTCCACCGCCAGACATACCCGGCAAACAGACTGCGTATCCGTTCCCGACCGCATCGGTGCGCATGGAGTTCTTCTTCGGGGATATTCACCTCTTCGGCGTTGTAGAGTTCCACAATACGCGCATCGGCTTTCCCCTGGTCCCCGGTCGTGTACCAGATGTCTAGTGCTTCATGGAACGCGCCGCCGTCAAATAGGGGCCGCTCTGCCCGGATCCGGCGAAGCATCAGGCGATAGCGGAGATGATGCTTGTACGGGCAAGCGAGGTAGCAGTTGAGTTCGCTTGTTGTTACCTCAAGCATTATCGTACATCTCCGCTAGTAATCCATCGGTTCATGTGTTCTCCCCTCTAACGATTGATAGTGTATCAAAACCTCCACGGCGTGTCAAGCAAAAATTTAATGAAAGAGGCCCAAGCGATCAATGCCGCCTGGGCCACGATCCGGAGTCAGTTGGGAGAAGTGATTACTCCCAAAGATTGATGTCCTGTTCCGCGTGGTAGTTGCCCTCGCTGTGCGTGGGGTCTATGCGGGGTTGGTCCGGGTATGGGTGATTGATGGAATATTCCATCACCATCTTCTCGATCATGTCATTCCGTTTCATCATTTCCCTGTTAGATACCCAGTTCAGATAGGCCCAGTAGCTGGGGTGCATTTTGACGTGCAATCTCTTGATAGGGTTCGCTGTAAGCATGTCATTCTCCCGTGTTTGTGGGGGCCGGTTCCCCGGCCCCCGTGGCTCGCTACTTAGACCGTTCCACAGCGTTTGTCAACAAATCGACCAGATACCTGTAATTATCCGCTGTGTTCTTTGCGCATTCCCGTTGGATGTTATTGTGTGCATTATTTATCTTGATCCGTTCCCCCTCAATCCAAGCCTCAAGCCTCTCTATCACTGCCAGAGCCGCTGTTTTGAGGGTTCCATCCCAAGGGCGGCCGATGTCAAAAAGATGCTGTTGATCTTTGAGCGATACAGTAACCATGATTCTTTCTCCTCTTTTGTGGGGGCCGGTTGCCCGGCCCCCGTTAGTTTGCGTTAGTCCATCATCGCGCCGGTTTCAATGTCTTGGATAGCGGCTCTAAGGTTGTTCTTGTGAAGCCGCAAGAGCTTGATATACTCTGCAATAGGTTTTCCGTCAAGCCCTTCCGCGATAGCAATTTCTTGCGCCCTACGCGCAAGGGGTTCGCAGATGTCGCGCCGCGCAAGTGGAAGCACGATACAACGGCTCAAGAGCGGGTGCGCGTCAATCTGGTCTTCAAATAGCCGGTCTTGGCCGTCCGAAGTCGTGGTGAACACGACCGCGACGTGATCCGGTAACCGCTCGATAAGTACCAGGAGTTGCCGAATAGCGTCGGAACGCAGACCATGAGCTTCATTGATTAGATAGGCCTTGCCGGGGCGCGACCCCATACCCATATAGGCCATGTCTCCCTCGACCTGGCGCAAAAAGGCCGCTGTACATTGTGATGCGTCAAGCTCTATTATGTTCTGTTCATCTGCGATGACTTGCGCAATAAGGCGGGCTATGGTGGTCTTACCGGTCCCGGACTGTCCCGATAGCCAGTAAGCACGACCCCCTAGCCCCCGGCGCGCAAGGGCCATAATCTTTGCTACGACCTTATCTTGTCCCACAACGTCATCCCAAGAGTTGGGCCGGTACTTTTCGTAAAGAGGTGTCATATCAGTTGCCCTTTCAGTTCGCGGGCCTCTTCGGCTTTCACTTTTACCGAGAATTCCCACACGCGTTCGCAGCGATCGAGAAAGTATTTTTTGGCCGCCTTGTACGTTTTGAAAAACCGCACGGTGGCATACTTGGTTTTCCAGATGGACGTCTTCGGTTTCCCCGCCTTCGGGAAAAGAATGGCGTTCATCGCATCGGCGATGTAGAGCTCATCGCCTACCGCGAATCGGAAACCTTTCGAGCAAAACTCCAGCCGTGCGCTGTGCATGAGCACTGGCATATGCCCCGTATTGCAGCAGCCGTAATATTCGGGTCCGCATACCATCTTACCTACTGGCAAACGGCGGGGTAGCCGCGCTTCAAAGTCTTTTCGCTTCTTTTTAATATCCATTGTTCTCTCTCCTCTCCGTTGTGGGGGCCGGTCGCCCGGCCCCTCTCTCCCTTCAACTCTACACG